CCTGCCTTCTTTGGCCCTCCACAATTTGCTCTATTTGTTAAACGCGTACTTCTTATTCCTCTTACTCCTGCCATTATAATATCTACCAACATTTTTTTTTTCTATTTTTCCTTTTTTTCGTATAATTAAAAAAACATATAAATTTATTTTTATCATCTTAGTCAAATCTTTCTAAAACTCCATTATTATATTTACCTATTACGCGTGGCTTGTCATGATTTCTAATAATATCATCTGTATTATAAACGTTATTGTCTTTATCTAAATAATAAACAATTCCAATTATTTCTTCTGTATGAACTTCCACTTTACGTCCATGTTCAATTTCTTGAGAAATAATTTCTGATACATTACTTATAACACCATGTGGCTGACCCTTTTCATGAGTTCCACAATATTCTATACCATCTTTTCTTCTTCTTGTACACTGATCACCTGATGATTTTTTTGCAATACATCTCTCACTTGTACATATTTGATTTTTCTTTCTTTGTTTTTTTGTTATATCATCTTTTGTTATTTCTAAACAATCATAATCGTAAACATATTTTAACAAATCAGACAAAGATGTACCATTACTTTGCATTTTTGTTATTTCACCACACACATTATTTTTAAACTCCTGTAAATACAGGGAAACTCTTTTATTTATTCTATTTTGCATTATTGTTATTTCACTTTTTATCAAAAAAATTTAAAATCAATTTTTTTAAATATTATTAAAATATATTTTATCTAACTATTTTGATTGATTATCTTCGTGTAACATCCAATCCGTAAAACTACAATCACTATATTCATTGTTGGATTCAATATCGCAAAAATTTTCTTCGTCTATACCATGATAACTATTATAATATGGACTGGTTTCTTCGTATTCATCAAACTGTTGAGCAATCATTTCAAGTCTTGACATTCTTAGCTTTTCTTGCCCTTTCCAACTCTTCATAATACTATTATCATTATGATAATCATCCAATATATTTTTTGTATATGAATCAATAACATTTCCAAATGTCATTATTTTAACTGAATCTTCATATGATGTTGTTTTTGATGTTTTTTCCTTTTTTTTCTCTAATCTCATTCTACTTTTCTTTAATCTCATGTTACGCAAATCCTTTTTACTAATACCTTTTTCTTTTGCTATTTTTCTTGATTTTATTATATTTTTTATTTCTTCTGGAGTTTTCTGTTTATGTTTTTGCTGTCGTATTCTTTTCGCTTCACTCATCTTACTGGTATTTTTTTTTTCAATCATATTCTTTATATTTATTATTTAAAGCCAATAATTTTTTTCCAAATTCAATTTTATTTTATTTGAATAATGAAAAATATAATAATATCATATTATATAATGCCTATATCAAGGTTTGGTGTAAATACAAAACTAGGAAATCAAAAATATGATCATAAACGTCAATTTGTTTTTACTGGAGGAATTTCTACCAGACAAAATAAAGCAATTGATAATAAAATAAAATCAAGAACATTAAATAATGGTTGTAATTGTGTTATTCCAAAAGAAAATGAAAACAAAAAATAAACATTTTATTTAACTATAATTATAATTAAATAAAATAATATTCACAATCACTTACATACGTTTACATTCTTCTAAGCTATTAAAAATATTTCCTGAAAGACATTTATTACTATCACTAACACTTGCGCAATAACCTGGTGCTATTTTACAATACTTTACATTACTATTTGTTTCATTAGATTCAACATTTTCTTCACTTCCTTTGTATTTCATATTATTTAATAATTTTTCATCTTTTTTTAATTCATCATTCTTTCTTCTTTTATAATAATCATTTAATGCAACACTACCAACATGTTCTAAAATATTTACACCACTTTTAACTGTACCGGCAGCAACATCTGCTCCTAATTTTACACCATCTGCAGCAGTATCTGCTGTTATTACAGTTACATCACCAACTGTTTCTAATGTATAACCAAAAAATTCATAAACACCTCTCATAAAAGGACTTGCTTGTTTTATTGTTTCTTCTGTAACATTTCCAAAAATATAAAAAACATTTATTCCAATAAATGCTAAAAATAATATTATTATTATTAAATACAAATATCCATTATTTTTAAAATCAATATAACTATTAAAACCATTTACTGCGTTGTTAACAGTATTATTTAAATTATTAACATTTCCTTCCAAATTGCCGTTAACAGAGTTATTTACAATATTTGAATTTAAATTAGGAATACTACCACTATTACTTCCAATATTATTACCATTTATAGCATTTTCTATTTTATAAGATGAAGCTGTCATTGATTGAGAACTCATTTTTACTTAATATATATATTTGAGAATAAAAATAAATATTTACATATTTATATGAGTTTATTTATCGAGATGTTTACAAAAACATTTTTTGATACTACTAATCCAACCACTTCATACAATAGATTATTCTCTATTGATATTTTACTAAGTATTATATTTCATACTTTAGCTTATGTTTTAATTATTTACATAATTTCAAAAATTTTTAATATAAATATTAGTTCGAATGTATACAATAAAGTAACAATCTTCTTAATAATTACTATGATATTAGGATATTTTGGAAGATTATGTAGAGTTAAATGTATTTATAATTATTTAATTAATAATGGATACAATAAAAATGATGCGGTTAAAAATAGTATGGAACTTTTACATAAAGATTATTTTAAATTTTATTTTCTTGCATAAATACATAACATGCTATTAGACAAATATTTGAAATATGAACAAAAAGTATATATTGCTATTGTTGCCAGTGCAATATGGATATATTTTAGAACTCTTGGATGTTATTTAGCATTACCAAGAAAATCTTTCATTTCAGTAATATTGGTATCCATATGGATGTATTGTAATTATTATGAACCACTATCTGCTCCCATTGGTTTATTAACTATGGTAATATATAGTTTATTATTTTCAAATGATAAATTTAAATTATAATTGCATATATGCTTCTAAAGCTATTTCTTCTTTTGTTTTTTCTTTGATTATTATTTCATTTTTTTTTATTTCACCATACATCACATCAATATTATTTACCATTCTTTTTACATTATTCATATCCTTATTAATTTGTATACTAAAATCAATTTTATCGATACATAACGAAATAGCATAATATATGACATATCTTCTTTGCGTCCAACTTCTTGTACAATATTTTAATATAAATATTTCAAATAAATTTTGCATTAACGATGATACTCCTTTTCCTTTTTTTTCAGATAAGTTAAAAAATATTTCCCATATAATCCATAACCCATCAGTGTTGTATTTTTCTAAATTTTCAGGAATAAAATCTCTAACAACACACTTTATTTTTGATTTCTTTTTAATACACATATTATTAAAATGAACCATCCATTCATACCAGTAACAAACCATATTAAAATTTTCACATTCAATTAACTGATATAAAAATTCATTTAAACACATATATAATTCTTTTGGATCATTTAATTTGAAATACTTGGAAACATAATCTGTATTTGGTGCTACTAATTTACTACTAACATAGTTTAAATCAACTTCACTATCTTTTATGCTTATACTTTGATATTTTGTTTTTCTATTTGAACTACATATTATTACAAATATTTCTCCAAATAATTTGCGAACATTTACATTATTACGTAAATTCATCACATCATCTTCTTCATTTATTATTTGCTTAAATTTTTGTAAATCTCTATTTATTAATAATATTAAACGAGGATTTGCTAAATTAATATATTCACATGAATAATTTATTATCAAATTCCATAAATCAACATAGTAACCACTACAAACACATTCAGCGCTCCAAAAACAACTACCTTCTATATCATTTTTTATTAACGAATTTAATAATTCTTTCATTACACTTGTTTTTTTATAATTTGAAAATGTTGTTTTAGAAAAACTATGCTGTCTTCTGTTATCTTTTATAATATTCATTTTTATTATGATAATATAAAAATCAATATAATATAACTTATTATTAACGCGTGTATTTACCTACACGAATAAATGAATCTATAGTATGTACTATAAATATTCCTAAAAACATATATAATATTATTTCTTCTGAAACATATTCTGTACGTTGATCTTTTTGTAATTCCAGTATTTGTATCAAATAATTTAATTTTTTTTCTATTTGTCTGGTATTATCTAAATTATTATGTTCATTATTTAACACATCACTATTATTACTACTTTTATTATCAAAACCTTCTGTTGTAACTTTTGCTATATTCTTAAATTTATCTTCAAAAAAACCTACATTTTCATATGCATAAGCATCCTTTATATTATTCGTTTTATTCAATTCTCCACTTTCTGTTTCTTCAAAATCTGCATATTCAGAATCATTATCATCGATATTGTCTAAACTAGTAATAGTATCTGTATTTTGTTTCGTTTTTTCTTTCAATTTACCACTTATTTCATCAACTGACATTAAGGGTCTTTTTGTTTCAATTATTTCTTCTTTTAAAAATGGTGCAGCATTTAAGGCAAATCCAGACATATATTAATTCTATAATATTTTCTGATATTATTATTATATTTAATTAATTTAATTCTTTTTATTCTTCCTTTAATATATGACTGATTACATATTCTTCTTATTTTTCTTAATGGGAGGTATATTAAATAATATACATTGTAAAGAAAACATCAAGCGAAAAAATTTCATTACCAGTATTTTTTATTTATTTGCTTTAATATTCGCTATTAGAATTAATATTATTTTAGGATTATTATTTTTAGTATATATTTTAAATCCTCTTACCAATAATCATTTAAATGTTCTAAAAAAAAATGAATTATTTAATAAACAAAATAATAGTGTATTAGAAGATACTAAAAACGATTTTTTCTTTAATAATAACCCTGTTAAAATTTCAATTAATGATATGTGTAGCTTAAGTGATTCTATAAGACGCCCAACTGCATCAAATACAATGCCTAAAATTAAAAATATCAAAATAAGTGAACCATTACCAAATAATAACTTTAATAATGAAACATATGAAAGTATTTAATTTATATTTTTTATATAATTAATATTTTTTTAATGTAAAAAATATTAATAATATATATGGCATTAAATTCATTAGCAGATAATTATAAAATTATTAATAGTAGTCCTTATTTTGCTGGTTTTATAATGATATTATTAAATATAGGTGGTAGATATATTGAATTACAATTTAGTAAATCACAAGAAAACTTTATTAAACGAATTTTCAATAAAGAATTACTTGTATTTGCTGTTGCATGGATGGGTACAAGAGATATTATAACTGCTTTTACAATAGCTTTAGTATTCGTTTTAATAGCAAACTTTTTTTTTAATGATGAAAGTTCTTATTGTATTTTACCAGAAAGTATGATAAATTATTCAGATATTGATGATAATAATAATGGTTTAGTAACCGAAGAAGAAAGAAAAAAAGCTGAAGAAACATTAAAACGTGCAGACAAAGAAAAACATAAAAAAGAAATGAAAAATAATTTATTAAAATTTAAAAATAACGTTGAAACATATCATTTTAATTAAATTAAATAATTTAAACACTTTAATATAAATTATTTAATAATGAAAATTGGTATTATAATACCATCTACTTCTAAAAATAGAAATTGGAAAGATCATAAAGAAAGTTACTTATTCAAACATACAATTATGACATTTTTAAAAACATATGATCAAGAACACCAATACAAATTTTATATTGGTATTGATAAAAATGATAAAATATATGATGATGAAAAGATAAAAAAAGAGATGAAACGTTTTATTTCTGTTATGAAAAATGTAGAATTAGATTTTTATTATATGACTGACATTACTAAAGGTCATTTAACTGTTATGTGGAATAAATTATTTGATATTGCTTTACAAGAGAATAATGATTATTTTGTCCAATGTGGCGATGACATTGAATTTCATACAAAAGGTTGGATTAATTGCGCTATTGAACTATTAAAAAATAATAACAATATTGGTGTTGCTGGTCCTATTAACAATAATCCACGTATACTAACACAAAGTATTGTTTCACGTAAACATAAAGAACTATTTGGATATTATTTTCCACCTGAAATTATTAATTGGTTTTGTGATGATTGGATTAATGAAATATATAAAAAGATAAATGCTTTCTTCCCTATGAAAGAACATTATTGTAATAATATTGGAGGGCAACCTAGATACACTATTAATAATGATAATACTTTTACTATGAATTATAAACAAAATATGTCTTCTACAAGAAATTTTTGTATGGATATTGTTAAAAAAGATTATGAAAAAATTAAACATTTACTACCAAAAGCATAACATAAATTTATATTTATAATTTTTTATTTAAATATAAATTTTTTTATTACCAGTAACAAGCTCCTTCTATTTTATCGTGATTTAAACATGTTTCTTCTTTTGAAGGTCTTATAAATTTACAGTCATTGTCTTTTATTATTTGTTTCCACATTTCATTATTTTCCCATCTATTACCCATTACACCAAATAATAATTGTAATCCACCACCAATATATATTGCTGACTTATTTAATCTTGATTTAATGTAATGACATAATGGTAATCCATAACCACCACAACCTAACAAAGCTATATCAAAATCTATATTTTTTATATCATTACACATTATTTTAAACGTTTCAAACCAATCATTATGTATATGATTTCCTGCAATCGTTTGATATGATTTATAATACAATATTTCTTGTCCATCTAAAAATATATTCTTTTTATCACCTTTAAAAAGTTTAAATCCATTTTCCATTTGTTTTTTAAAAGATTCTACAAATGGATTAATTATTAATATCTTTTTTCCTAATAAATAATGGCTCCATGGAATTTCATTTTCCATACAAATATAATATGGTTCTAATGATCTTGCGTGTATTTGTTTTAAATTATACTTTTGAGAAAAAAATTTTTGAATATTTCCAATATTTCTAGAATTACTTAAATGTGATGCTAAGATATCTGCTTCTTTTATTGATTTGTTATAAAAGTTACAATATAATACAAATTTCAACTTGTCATTTGTTTTTGAATATATACCATTTAAATTGCAGGATTCATGTAAATATTTTTCCAAATCAATATTTTTTGTAGTAATGTATTCAACAGTAATATGTGTTTCATGACCAACACCTAATCTAATTACTGAAAACGGTTTATTTTTTTTTATCAATTCAATTATTTCTTTATTTGACATGCTTAAATTTAATATATTATCAAACAGATCATTAACCTCCATAGTTATATAATGATTTATCTAAAATTATATTTAAATATTAATACATATAAAAAATATTTATATTATATTAATATGCTATTAGATAATGTTATTTGGAATAATACATTTTATGGACAAAGTCCTGGAGATTTAGATAACAAAAAAAATGGTTTTGCTGGTAGATTTTCAGGGTACAATGAAAAAATAAAATCACCTTGTGATAAAATTGAAAGTAATTTACCAGTAATTCTTATTGTAAGTGACTCTATTATAGGAAATATTTGTATAGCTACAATTAGATATAAATTTCGCAATATTGCCAATGTTAATGCTTTACAACAACCTCATCATTGTAAAAATATTGATAGTTGGCTTAAAGAATGGAAAATAGAAGAATGGACACATTATCACTGTATATTTTGGTTTGATGGTATGCATGGTTTTCCACAGAGAGTTACTGAATTAGAACATCAAGAATTAACACCAATTTTAGTTAATAAAATAAAAAATAGTATAAAAAATATATTATGGTGTAATTGTACACCTATTCCTGATAATTTTCCACAAAATGAATCTAACAGTGAAAGAGGTCCTAATTCTAAAGAACAAATTCTTACAAATGAATCTGTAATAAATAGAAATATTTCTATTGAAAAGGAAATGAAAAATATGAACATTCACTTATTAAATATATATGAAAAAACTAAACCTATATTAAAAATAATTCAAAGACCTAAAGATTTACATTTTTATCCAAAAGGTGAAATAATTATTGCCAATCATATTAATAACAAATTAATTGAGTTATTTTTTTAAATTTTTTGTAATAATAAAATTTTTAAAATATTTAAGAATATATATGTCTAATACAATATTAATTGGTAATAAAAAATATATTTTCAATAATTTAAATAAATTAATTGATACTTTTGAATGTAATATAAGATTTAATATGTCGCTACCTTTTAACAATAATGGTACTAAATATGACAAAATTTTATTAAATAATCACATATCTGTATCACGAAATAAACCATTAAATATAAATATTGAAGCATATAATAAAAAATTTCATATCTCCAAAGAACATATTGAATCTTTTTATAAAAATTTAAAAAAATATAATACTATTAATAGTCAATATTATCAAAATACTGTTGAAGTCAATAAATTTCTTAAATCTATAAATTGTCAGCATAATTTTACACATTTACCACGTATAGGTTATCAATCATTAATTAAAACTATAATGAATAATATTACTCCATATGTAATTGGTTTTTCTATTATTCCATCTATAACTGAAAATCATATATTTAATAAAAATTTAAAAAAAAGTGATTGTCATAGTGATAAAAGTGAGATACCAATTTTGTTATGGTTACATAATAATAATTATATAGATGCGACATTTTGTTTAATATCTAATCATGATAATTGTAGTGATAAAATAATATTAGATTGTAGTATAATAAATCCAAAATTAAATTCAATTATTATAATATTAAATTGTTATAATGAATGTTATCTAATAAATTTTGATATTAATATAATTAACAATATCATTAAAAATGAAAAAAATATAATATTAAATGATAATAAACTCTATTTTAATATGAAAAATTAATTATAACTGATAAATATTAATATTAATTAATATATATTAATATTAACTATTATGAAGTATATTTTTGGTTTAGGACTACCAAGAACATGTACTAATAGTTTAGGTAGTGCATTACATCTAATTGGAATAAATGGTGAGTGTAAGTGTATTTTAAATGATTTTCATAATAAAAGAGAAAAAGATAACAATTCAAATGATTTTAAATATATTATTTATAATGATGCATATCAAGAATTAGATATACTATTAAATGATGATAAAATATATAATAATAAATATATTTTAACAATGAGAAACAATAATGAGTGGAAAAAATCAATACAAAAATTTGACAAAAAAGAACTAGTCGAAGAATTAAATAGATTAAATATTATTGATTACATGAATAAAATAATACAAAAATTTAAAGAAAAAAATTGTATTCATAATTTATTGATTATTAATATTTTTGAAGAAGACGATGAAATATTATGGAATAAACTTTACGATTTTTTGAATTTAAAACCTGAAGACGATATTATAGATACAGAATTTCCAAAAATTAATTTAAATCAATAATATTATTCTGAATCATAAATTCAGCTTTTTTTAAATCTGATTCATAATCGATATCAACAAGTAAATCGTTTGGAATTTCCACGCCTTTTACATTTCCTTTGAAAAAATTTTTTTGTTCTAATAAATTATCCCATTTACTTATGTAAAATCCTCCATTTGGTTTTACATATTTTTGTATAAATTTACTATTAGTTATTCCTGCGGTTAAGTTATCAAAAATAGGAATAATATGTTCTCCTTTTTTAATACATGCTAATTGTATAGGTTCTTCATAATAACTCACACTAACAACTGAATCTGTATCATGATCTAACATTTGAACCCCTTGTTTAATACTTTCACTTTTAATGAAAGGACAGGTTGGTAAAAAATAAGCAAATATATCATATTTTGGAATATTTTCCATAACATTTAACATAGCATCTAATGCTGTTGCTTTTGTAGTTGCATGATGTTCAGGGCGAATATGTCTTTTTACGTTTAGATGTTTCACAGCATCAAAAATTTTATCACTATCAGTAGACACATATACATCATCAAATTCACCTGAATTTAAAACAGCTTCTACAGACCAACAAATTAAAGGTTTTCCACCAAGAAGTGCGATGTTTTTATCTTTAAAACGAGTTGAACCACCACGGGCAGGAATAATCGCAACTTTTGTAGGCATTTATAAATATAAAAATAATATACCTTTATATTTAATTATTAAATCATTATAAAATATTAGTATTAAATTTAGAATTTACTTTAAATATAAAAGATTCATTGATTTCTGTATAGAATTTTTGAGATAAAATATGTTTTCTATTTAAAATATCAATAAATATATCAACTATATTATTATTTAAATGTATAGGGTCATACTCAATATCGTTATTTAATAATGATTTTTTACATACGATTTTTTCATACTTCTTGATATCAAATAACGAAGGTTGTGCTATCTCATTATAAATATCAATAACTTTATCACCATATTTATTTTTCAAAAGAGTATTGAAATATGTCATATAATTATAACTTGGAAAAAAAGCGGTAGTAGGAGTTATTATTACAATATTATTTGTATATTTCATTAACACATTTATAATATCATCATAATTTTCAATTAAATTAAATATTTCATTATTCTTATTAATAATAGGTATTTCATTCCATTGTTTTAATTTTATTTTACTAAATATTTGCCAATCATTATTTAATAGATAACGACAATTTGGTTCTCCAAAGTTCAAGCAAAATAATGTTTGTGAATAATTGTTAGGATATTTTGAAAAAAAACTATCTATTTTTTTTTCTATTTTTTGAATATTATGTTTAAATAAATTATATTCTTTACCTGTTCCTAAAAAAAAAGGGAAAATATTTTTTCTGTTTTTATATGACCTGGTATGAGAATCTCCAAATATAATAATATTTTCCATTATAATATAATACTAAATATATTTTATTTTACATAGACAAATGTAATCTAATAACCTTTCTAAATTTACCATCTTCAAATTTATCACCACCTGCATGAATACAATTGGTATCAAAAATAATTAAATCTCCTGCTTTTGCTTCTAATGGAGTTAATTCACTTATTTCTATATGTTGTCTTCCTGTATATAACTGATGGTTTTCATTGAAAATATTATTTCGTCTATTTCCACTATTACGTATTTCATTTACCATATCTAATTTATTTGGTAAAACCTTGAAACAACCATTTGTTATATCCATATCACTAACACATAAATAAAATTTTAATTTTCTATCATAATCAAAATGTGGATAAACATTATTTGTATTTAAACATTCATAATCTTTATGAATAAAAGTATCTTTTTTATCTTTAACAAAATCAATACCAAAATTTCTACATATTTTCATAGTATAAATATTAAATAAATTTTTATAAATTTCTGGAAAATTCGTTTTATTCAAATAATTATTATTTAAATTTGTTCGTAAACATTTATTTTTTCCTGTATTTTTATCAAAACTATTAGTTTCATTATTCATAATATTTTCAAATTCATTATCTATTTTTTCTATATTTGATACATAGTTTTTACATACAAAATACCCTTGCATTTTAATTTTATCACATATTTCATCAATATTATTAATCATAATGTAATATATTAATAATATTTAAATTGTTATCATATTTTAAATATAAATATTTTTCAAAAAGTCTTCTTTTTTTATTTTGTTATCTCTTAAGTCAAGTGCCATACTATTTAATTTATTTATATTTATTTCTCTATTATGTTCTACGTTTTTACATACAACAACCAATTGTTTACAACCAATAGAACGTGGATCATTAAATATATCTATAAATTCAAAATTATGTAATTGTAAATCAGAAAAATCTTTAATTTCATACCGGTCATACCCCCAACTATTAATTGAAATAAATAAACCATTCCTCTTTAGTTTTTTTTTAATAAAATTTACATACGAAATTACATTTTGTTTTGACATTTCTTGAAATGAATAACAATTAATAAAGATATCATATTGGTTATTACTATTTTCTAAGTTATATATATTTTCAGGAACACAAAAATTATATTTTTTTTGTTTCTCATTCATTATTAATTGTATATCTGAATTATCAAAATTATGTAAGGCATTTAAATATGATAAAACCAAGGTCTCTTTCAAATCTATAGTTGTATATGATGATAATGATAATTTTTGATTCAAGATTTCACAACATTGTCCCCATCCAGCTCCAATTTCACAAATATCTAATGGCTTATCTGTTGTGTAAAAATTACTTATAGCATTATATAAAATATATGTTTGTATTATATTTAAATAAAACATACCTGAAAAATTACCTAAATGGGTTTTTACTTTAACAGGGTTTCCCATATCGCTTTCTTTTAAATTATTTGTATATTCAGTAAGTATTTGTTCGTTTGGGAAAGCCTTTAATAATCGTATATATGATTCTTTTCCCCATTTTATCTGGTCTGAATCACCATTACCCATTGCTGTTCTTTTATTCCATGTTCTTAAATTTTTTATCTCTTCGTCTGTTGGAATGAAATCCAACTTATTTTCAAACTTAAACATTTTATATGTTTTTTTCCAAAATAAGCTAACTTCGCTGAATTCATTTTTATTGTTTAAATCTAAAATATACTTTTTAAAATTTTCCATATGTGTATTATACACATTAACATGTAGATCTTTTTATATTATTTAAAATGCAATATTATATATTGTTTTATTTGTCTTACAATTTCACCAACATGTTTGTGTTTTTCTTCATCTAATTCTTGATATGGCATTCGTTCTTGCTTACTCATAATATTCAAATGTTCCATTGCAGATTTAATACCTAAATGCCAACTATAATTATCTTTTACAAAAAAGAAAGGTTTTTCAAAATTTTCAATAATTTCATTACATTTATCTTGTTGGTTATTTAAATGATATTTATAAAAATCTAATTCTGTTTTAGGAAACAAATTACCTATTCCAGATAACCAAGCTTGACATTTTTCACTTACTTTACTCCATTGTTGTAATCCATTTCCAGAAACTACTATGGCAACTCTATCACTAATTTTATCTACAATATCTTTTGTATAATCATCTAATTTTGCGTCTTCTTTTACAGCCATTACATTAGGAATGTCAGCTAATCTATCTAATAATTCTATCGACCAATTTCCATTTTGATGTTTTGGAATACCTTTCATAAAAGGCATTTCATGAACTAATATAGGAAGGTCAACAGCATTTGAAATAGTATTGTAATGATTAAATACATGATCATCAAAGAATAGATATGCCCTATAAATTAAACTTATCATATCTGCACCATGATGTTTTGCATGTTCAGCAAATTTAATTGATGTTTCTGTAGAACAATCCAAAGGATCTCCTACAATTGTAATGGTTTCATCATCTTTAAAACTTTTGACTTTCTTGATAACACATTCGTTTACCTTATAAATTTCTTCTTCAGACATTAATAAATAACGAGTATTAAATGCCATAGCATAAAATAATTTTGCCCCATTATCATACAAATATTGTATGTAATTTTCTAATGAATCATAATCAATATCTTTTCCATTATTTTTAAATGGAGTAATTATTGAAAATACAGGGCCTTTTATTCTATCTTTTAAAGATAACATTATAATATAAACACGATATTAATGTTTAAATTATATTATTACAAGTATTTTTTTATTTTCTAAGTGTACTCTTTTTAAAATTTTCTCCTTCAAATTGTTTTCTCGGTCCAGGTGCATATTGTATTGCCTTTTCTACATCTCTAATACCTTTTACCAATTTAAATACACCTGATGGACCAATACTTGATTTTTGATCAGAACCCCATGCTTCTCGATCCATTGTAATATGTCTTTCTACCCATGTTGCTCCCATAGCAACAGCAGCAAATGTTGTTACTAAACCATATTCATGACCACTATATCCAATTTCTGCATTATTACCATATTTACTACGTAAATGTTCCATATAACGTAAATTTAAATCTTCTGCGGGACAAGGATAAGTAGAATTAGTATGCATAATTACATCTGGTTTAGCCACTTCAACTGCTTTTTCAATTTCTTCTTCTGTACTCATACCAGTACTCATAATTACAAAATCAAAAGCATCTCGTGTTGCTTTCAATAATTCTAGATTATTTATTACTGGACTTCCTAGTTTAACAATTCGTGTATATTTAGCCATTAATTTTACACTATCTAAATCCCAAACACTAGCAAAAAATTCAATACCTATTTCTTTTGCATATTCACAAAGTTCTTTTATTTGTTCTTCTGTAAATTCTAATTTATACTTATATTCTAAATAAGTCATTTCACCCCATGGTGTTTTTCTCATAACAGACTTTTGGTGTTCAGGAACACAAACATCTGGATTTCTTTTTTGTATTTTTGCATAATCACAACCGGCAACCTTTGCTAACATCATCATTTTTTTACAATCATCAAGTGAACCATTATGATTAATTCCTATTTCAGCAATTACTTTAACCATTATGTTATAACAAATAAAAATCTATTTAAATATATTTATTATTATATTATTAATGATAATATTTGTAGATATTGATGAAACAATATGTTACTATGATGTCAAACGTGATTATAATTTAGCACAACCTCATATAGATAGAATTAATAAAATTAATAAATTATACGATGATGGTAATACTATTGTTTATTGGACCGCAAGAGGAACTCTTACACAAATAAATTGGTTTAAAATAACATTAAAACAGTTAAACGAATGGGGATGTAAATTTCATGAATTACGCATGGGTAAACCAGCATATGATCTTTTTATTGATGATAAAAATATAAACTCTGAAACTTATTTTCAAAATTAAAAATATTAATTAAACATATCATCTATTAATTTATCTAAATCATATTCTCTTTTCCAACCTAATTTATTTTCTGCTTTTGTTGCATCTCCTAATAATAAATCTACTTCACAAGGTCTAAAAAATTTTTTATCTATTGATACTAATGTTTCACCTGTACTTTTATCTTTACCTAATTCATTTAATCCTTCACCTTCCCATTCTATGATAACGCCAATTTTTTTAAAACATCTTTCTACAAAATCACGTACGCTATATGTTTTACCTGTTGCTAAAACATAATCATCTGGTTTTTCTTTTTGTAACATTAACCACATTCCATAAACATAATCTTTAGAATGTCCCCAATCACGTTTACTATTTAAGTTTCCTAATTTTAAAACTTTAATATTTTCTCTTTTATTTTCATTAAAACTTATATCATATTTATTTCTATTAATAGATTCAGTAACACCCCAAATTTGTTCTTTTTCTCTTTTTTTTAATATTTCATCTATTTTTTTTACAGCATTTACTATCTTCATCGTTACAAAATTTTCTCCTCGTCTTGGACTTTCATGATTAAATAAAATCCCATTACAAGCATACAATCCATAACCTTCACGATAATTTTTTACCAAAAAATGACTATAAACTTTAGCACAAGCATAAGGTGATTGGGGATTAAATGGTGTTGTTTCTTTTTGTGGTGTTTCTAATACAGCACCATACATTTCACTTGTTCCTGCTTGATAAAATCGTATCTTATTTTGTATATCTTTTTTAAATGTTCTAATTGCTTCTAATAACTTTAATGTTCCTATACCATCTATTAATGAAGTATATTCTGGTATTTCAAATGAAATCTTTACATGACTTTGCGCTGCTAAATTATATATTTCAAATACTTCAAAATCTACATGTTCATTAACAATACTTGTTATATAATTTGTTAATGATGAACCATCTGACATATCACCATATTCTAGATGAATATTTTCTCTTATATGATCTATTCTTGTATGTGAAAAAAGAAGTGATGTACGTCTTACTATACCATATACCTTATAACCTTTTTCTATTAATAATTCTGCTAAATAAGAACCATCTTGGCCAGTTATTCCAGTAATAAAAGCTAATTTCATTAATATAAAAAAATATGTAATAATTTTTTTTTCTACGTGTTTTTATTTTTTATAATTATTCCAATCCAAATTTAATTGATTTTCTATTTCAATAGGTTGTTCATCTGGTTCATAATTATATTTATTCCAAAACTGATCAAACAATGATTCTTGTCCCTCTTTTTCATTTTCATCGAATTCTATTTCTTTTTTTTCATCATTTTTTTTTCCATTATATTTTTGTATTCTCTCCATCCATAATGGACAATCATATGAATAATATAACCATTTGTAAAAATAACTATTCATTAATTCTTCATTATCTTCGTCACATCTTTCAACATTTAGACTATACTTTCTTTTTTCTCTCAAAATATTTCTAGGTTTATCGCTTTCATATATTGTCATATAATTATCAATAACTTCTTTTTCTATTTTCTCTCTTTTTGGACGTTTAATATATGTTTCTTTATAATTATTACCCATTATCATTTTAATCAACACTGAAGATAAAACTACATGTTTCGTCAGACAATAAACATCTAATAATTCTATAATTGTATTATCAAATGTTAAATTTAATTCTTTACATTTACATAAATTTAATATCTTTTCATCATCATAATTATTATTTAATAATAATTGTATATAATGTATCATGTTATTTTCATTTTTCTTGTAAATAGAATATACAAAACCTTTTTCTACTTGTTCAAAATTATTTAACCATTCTGGTTTTTTTCCTTTGTACAATGTTAATTTTTTACTATTGTTATAATGTGGTCTTAATAAGTCATAAATGATTGTATTCATATTTGTAAAATATAACTTTTCTGCAACAATAATTATTAAATTGTGTTTTGGCTTTTTATTAATTGATTTTTTCCAAGTATTATATTTTTGTTTTATAAAATTTATTATTTTATTATCTTTATCTTCCATATGTATAAATGTATAATATATTGTAATTAACAAATTAAATGTATCTTCATAATAACCACTAAAATAATATTCACATAACCAATATATAAATTCATCATAACTTCGTTTGTTATAAAAACAATCTACCATTGTTGTTATAACATCTTCTTTGGGATACAAAAGTCTTGTAAAAACTAACTCCATTTTATTATTTTTATTTGTTATTTTTTTTATTATATTTTTCAATTTTTATTTAAAATATTTATTTATTATTATATAATGTGTGGTATTATTGCTTATATTAATAATAATATTGATTGTTATAATATTATATATAATGGTCTTAAACAATTACAAAATAGAGGATACGATTCTGCTGGTATTACAACAATAGATCCATCTGGAAATTTTTTTACTACAAAATATGCTTCTTGTGAAAATAATGATTCATTAAAATTATTAGGTGAAAATTCTAATGTACATATTAATAAAAAAATTGGTATAGGACATACAAGATGGTCAACACATGGAGCAAAAACAGATGAAAATTCTCATCCACATTCATGTATGAAAAATATATTCACAATAGTTCACAATGGTATTATTGATAATTATCAAGATCTAAAATCTTTATTAAAAAAACATGATTATTCTAATTTTAAATCACAAACAGATAGTGAAGTTATTGCGAATCTTTTATTAATGTATTATGAAAATAATAAAGATAACAAAAACATAGAAAATATAATAAAAGATGTTTGTTCTAAATTATCTGGAACATGGGGACTAGTTATTTTATGTTCTAAAACACCTAATATTGTTTATGTAACAAGAAAAGGCAGCCCTTTATTAATTGGAAAACAAGAAAATGAAACATATATTGTATCCGAAATTTCTGGCTTTTGCAATAAAATAAATGAATATTTCGAAGTAAATAATGATGATGTTTACAAAATATCATTAAACAAAAATAATACTATTGAAGTTGATACTTTATTCAATAATAGTGAAAAAACCAATTTTCTTGAAAATAATTTCACTAGTGATTTAACATGTGAACCATATTATAAATGGATGGAAAAAGAAATATTTGAACAAGTTGATTCTACATTACGTGCAATAAGTCTTGGTGGAAGAATACTATCCAATTGTGATGTTAAATTAGGCGGATTAGAAAAATATAAAAATGAACTTTTAAAAATTGATAATTTACTTATTTTAGGTTGTGGTACATCTTATTATGCGTCAATGATAGGAAAAAAATATTTTGAAGACAATTGTAAATTTAAAATAATTAACTTTTATGATGGTTGTGAATTTACTGAATCTATGATTCCAATACAAGGCAAGACAGGAATAATATTTTTAAGTCAATCTGGTGAAACAAGAGACTTAATTCGTTGTATTGATATTGGAAAAAATTATGATTGTTTCCATATTGGTGTTGTAAATGTTGTTGATTCTCAAATTGCTAGGGATGTACATTGTGGTGTATATTTAAATGCTGGAAGGGAAGTTGCTGTAGCATCTACTAAATCATTTACATCACAATGTATTATTTTATCGCTTATAAGTATTTGGTTTTCTCAAATTCAACAAAATGTTACTATTCGAAGAACAATGTATATTAAAGAATTACGATCTTTATCTCCTAGTATAGAAAATATACTAAAAAATAATATTAGTTTACTTGATACATGGCTTCATGACTTTAAAAATAGCTCTAGCTGTTTTTTAATAGGTAAAGGTGATTTACTTCCTATTACTTATGAAGGTGCCTTAAAAATTAAAGAAATAACATATATACACGCTGAAGGTGTAAGTGCTAGTTCACTAAAACATGGACCACTAGCTTTAATACAAAATAATTTCCCTGTTATATTATATGTTGCAGATGATGGTAATATTAGTAAAATGATTAATGCTTTCGAAGAATTAACAGCAAGAGGAGGAAAAATATTTTCAATTACAAACTCGAAAATATATTTAAATTTTCTTAAAAATCATTCAAATTCTTTTAATGAAAATAATGTTATTTATCTTAATAATGACTTTAAAATTTTTATTAATTTATTAATGAATATATGTACACAATACTTAGCATATCGTATTAGTATATTTAAAAATATAGATCCAGACAAACCTAGAAATTTGGCAAAAGTCGTTACAGTTTAATAATTTATTTTTATATCTTTTAATATTTATGTTTATGTTTTATATTTTTAATAATTTAATTATTATATAAATGATAATATTAGAACGTTTATCTGGTAGATTAGGTAATAAT